CCGGTCGTCGGCCGCGGCTTCGGCATCCTGCCCGAGCTCGAGGGCGACGCGCATGGCGTCGTCACTCTGGTCGGTGCCGGTCTCGGTGCGCTTCCCGGCCCTGTCGGCGAGGCGGCAGGAACGGCCGGCGTTGTCGGGCGCAGTGCGGCGCGGCTGGTTGTTCGTGCCGGGGCGATCGGCACTCGGGGCCAGGTCGGCACCGCGACGGCGGTTCTCAAGGGTCTGTCGGTTGCGAGCGTGGGTGCTGTCGGCACGCTTGGCTCAGGTTCGGGTGTGATCGTGAAGCTCGAAGCCACCGCCAGCGGGCGACACGATGACGATGAAGCCGTCATGATGGCATTCCTGCTGGCAGCATAGGGGGCGGCATGAGCGAAAAATCGATAATTCCCGCTCCGCAGTACACGCTGTTTGAGGCAATGGGCGTTAACCTTGCCATGTGCCATCGCGCCCTGGCCGAGGTTCGCGCGCTGGCGCGCATGCCGGGGCCGCCGGGCGACATTGGCCCGGAAGGTAAGCGCGGCGCCCGCGGCGAGACCGGCGAGAAGGGCGAGCGCGGGGAAGCAGGCAAGCAAGGGGCAATGGGGCCGGCCGGCGGCGACGGCAGGAACGGCGAACGCGGCCAGAAGGGCGAGCCCGGCCGCAATGCCGCCGACCTGACCTTCCTGCAGGACAATGCCATCGAACAGGTCGGTCGCGCGCTCAAGACTGCAACCTTCACGACGCCGGACGGCGGCCGCACCTTGCGCTGGGCCATTGGCGACACGGTGCATGAAATCAAGACTGCGATCGTGCTCGATGCCGGGGTCTGGCGGGAGGGCGCGGCTTATGTCGCCGGCGACGGCGTGACGCTCGGCGGCTCGTTCTTCATCGCCCAGGCTGACACCACCGCCAAGCCCGGCAAGTCGGACGATTGGCGCCTTGCCGTCAAGCGCGGCAGCGACGGCCGCGACGCCCGGCCGGATGAGAAACGTGCGCTCGAGCCGCTCAGGTTGAAGTAATGCATTCGATCCTCGAAATTCTCGAAGAGTCGACCGACAGCGCCGGTCCCGACCTGATCAGCCTCGACGACCTCAAGTTGGCGCTCGGCATCGAGGGCACCAGTGAGGACGCGGCATTGCAGGCCGCGATCACGATGCAATCGCGCATTATTGCAGAATATTGCGATCGCCGTTTCGGCTTGGCCGAGGCGCTCGAAACTTTCACCTTCGATCGCAACGAGACCATGCTGCCGCGGCAGGCGCTGACGCTCTCGCTCTATCCGGTGGTCGAGGTGGTCGAGGTCTCGACCGCCGGCGCGACCGCCGCCGACTATGAGTTCGATCCCGAAAGCGGTCGGCTGTGGACCGGCGGGTGTTGGGCGGAAACGGTCGTCGCGGTGCTCTATTCGGGCGGCTACGACTTGCCGGAACAGGCGCCGGCCAGGCTGCAGCAAGCGGTCATCCAGGCGGTGAACGAGGGCCGCACGTCGGGCACGCGCGATCCCAGCATCCGCGAACTGCAGCACGGCGATACCCGCGTTAGCTATTTCACCTCGTCGCTGTCGACCGCATCATCGGGCTATCTGTCGGCGCCGGTGGTCGATCTGATCAAAGCGTTCCGGCGCCTCTATGTCGCGTGAGATTGCTTTCTGGTCGGTCGCGCGCGAATGGGCAGGCGAGACCGTGTTCATTGTCGGCGGCGGGCCGTCGGTGCTCGGGGTCGATCTCGAGGCGCTGCGCGGCCGGCGCATAATCGCGATCAATTCCAGCGTCTACAAATTGCCATGGGCGGACATCCTGTATTTCGGCGACTGGCGCTGGTGGAACGAGCCGGACAACCGGGCGGCGGTTGCGAGCTTCCGCGGCCGCGTCGTCACGGTCTCGCGCCTCTGCTCGGAAGATAAGAAGGTGCTGATGTGTCGCGCCGCCAAGCCGCCGGGGCTGGCGCGGGAGCGTGACAGCCTGATGCAGAAATGGACCTCGCTGACGGCGGCGACCAACCTGGCGGCGCATCTGGTCGGGCCGGGCGGCACCATCGTCTGGCTCGGCGCCGACGGTCGCCTGGCCGCCGACGGCCGCAGCCATCATCACCCGCCGCACCGCTGGCCGCACCGGTCCGGCTGTTACGACAAGCAGCACGCCGACCTGGTGACGATCGTGTCGTCGCTGCGGGCGCTCAAGATCGCGGCATTCAATGCCTCGCCGGGAACGGCCTGGACCGATCTTCTTCCGGTCATCAGGCTGCAGGATGTGCTAGGTGAGCGACGCGCCGCGTAAACCGATCCTGATCCGCGGGATGTACGGTTTGGGCGATAACGTTTACTCGCGCCCATTCGTGCGTGCGGCGGCGGCACAATACGAGGTTCATCTCGAGACGCCGTGGCCCGAGCTCTACGCCGATCTCGATATCAAGTTCGTGCGCGGCGGGCGGCGGCTGCGAACGCAGCAAAAGAACATGGCGCGGCAACCGGCGGATCTGTGGTCGCGACCGGCGCGGCCGATGCGCGAGATCAAGGTCGGCTATTTCGACCTGGCATCGCGGACGATCATCCGATCGCTGGAATGCCGGTGGGCGGCGCTGAAAGTCGCCTTCGATCCGGTGCTGTTCGATCTGCCCGATATGGGCGCATCGCCGGTCATCTCAGAGCGGCCGATCGCGGTCATCCGGCCGGTGACGGTGCGCACCGAATGGCGCAACGAGGCGCGCAACCCGCGGCCGGAATATATCGCTGATCTGGCCCGCGAGCTGATGGCGACCCATACCGTGGTCGCGGTCGCCGACATCGCGCCGGGCGAGGAATGGGTCATCGGCGAACCGCCGCCGGCCCACCGTTACTTCGTGCACGGCGAACTGGCGGTGCGCGAGCTGCTCGCGCTGGTGCGCGACGCCGACATCCTGATCGGAGGCGCCGGCTGGATCGTCCCGGCCGGGCTCGCGCTCAAGATCAACACCTTCGTGGTGCTGGGTGGCCATGGCGGCCATAACGCGCCCGAGAAGATCACCGACCCGCGGCTCGATCTCAGCCGGATCGGGTTTGCCATCCCGGAGAAATTCTGCCGATGCACGAATATGTTGCACAACTGCGACAAGAGGATCGCCGACCCGGTCGGGCAGTTTCATCGCTGGTCGCGCAGTTCTCGCGCCGCCGCCTGACCTGGTGGCCAGAGCTCGGTATCGGCCATTATCCGGTCGAGGCCGGGTTCGCGCCCTACGATCAGGACTACTTCGACAGCTTCGATCGCAATGCGCAAACCGATCTCGGGCGCGCGCTGATGCAGGCGCGCTGCAACTTCGTCGAGCAGCATTACAGAGGAGCACTGGTCGATGTCGGTATCGGCTCGGGTGCGTTCATCGAAGCGCGGCGATCGCGCCACCGCACCACCTACGGCTACGATGTCAACCCGGCCGGCCTCGCCTGGCTCGAACAGCGGATGCTACTCGTCGATCCGCACCTGGTTTCGTTCGATGCTGTCACGCTGTGGGATGTGCTCGAGCATATCCCGGATTTTCAGTCGCTGCTGGCCAACGTGAAGGACTGGGTGTTTGCGTCCTTGCCGATATTCCGTGACGCCGAGCACGCGCTGCGTTCCAAGCATTTCAAACCAGACGAACATTGCTGGTATTTTTCCCGCGATGGGCTGGTGGACGCGATGAAACTGTGCGGCTTCGCGCTGGTGTCGGAAAGCAATATCGAGACCGAGCTCGGCCGCGAGGATATCGGGACGTTCGCGTTCCGACGGGAATGGCGATGATCGACTATAGCGCGGATCTGTATGATCCGGTCTATGCCGTGATCGGCGTGCCGGCGACGCTGACTTTAGCTGGAACTGCGGGCGAGGTCGCGATCACCGTGGTCGACGACACTCGCCGGAAAACGCAGGCCAGCGGCGGGGTAGAAGTGCGCAGCGTCGGGCCTGGCGCTTTTGCCCGCATTCCCGAACTGACCGCCAAAGGGATTGCGCGCGATGACTGCGACGGCGCGACGCTGACATTCAACGGTCGGACCTGGATCGTGCGTACTCATGAACCGTGCGGCAGTCCGAACGGCGAGGATCTCGGCGAGCTGCGGTTTCTATTAATGACAAGCGCATGATTGACGTTCGCGAGGACATCCTGGCGCGTCTGCTCGAGGTGGTCGGCACCATTCCGAGCATTCGCTCGGCGCATCGCAACAACGTCGACATACCGGAAACGCAATTGCCGGCGGTGATCGTGCTCGACGGCGACGAGGAATCAGATGGTGCCAATGACGTATCAATGAAGCAGCCGCATCGGCCGTATAACGTGCAGATGACTCCTGGCATCGTCGTCCAGGTGCAAGATAATAGCGTCGTGCTCGGTTCCATTGTCACTACGTTTCGCCGCGAACTGATCAAGCGAGTGCTGACCGACACCGAACTCAATGAGCAGATCGTCAAGACCGGCCGCCATGGCAACGGCGCAATCCGCTATCTCGGATGCCAGACCGATGTCGGATGGACACGCACAGGATATGCGGCATTAACCGCTCAATTCCTGTTCAAGTACTCGCTCAAGCCCGACGATCTCTAGAAAGGACAACTGCTATGCCCACATCGCCTAATGTCCAGAACTATCACATCGGCAAGGGAATCGTTACGTTTAAGGAAACCGGTAGTGCGACCTTTATCGACCTCGGCAATGCACCGTCGTTCGTCTACTCGCCCAACGTTGAGAAGAAGGAACATTTCTCCTCGCGCGAGGGAATCAAGACGAAGGATTTCACCGCGATTACGCAGATCAGCGCAACGATCAAAGTCACGCTTGATGAAATCACACCCGAAAATCTCGCAATGTTTGCGCTGGGGGATTTGGCCAGCGATGGCACCATAACGGGACTGACCAAGGCCGAGTTTACCGGCACACTCAAGGTCGTAGGCACCAACGACATCGGCCAGCATGTTGGCTGGACTGGTGATATATCGTTTGTGCCTTCTGGCGACTTCAGCTTCATAACTGACAGCGATGATTTCTCGACGCTCGAACTCGAAGCCGAGGTGCAGAAAGCCGACGACGGCTCGTTCGGCACTTGGACGGTCGAGGAACCAACGGCGTGAGGTAATTCATCGTGGCAGACCTTCTGGACATTGCGCCATCGACGGCGTGCGAAGTCGTCAAGATTGACGGCAAGCGGATCATTGTGCGTGGTGTTTCCGTCGATGCTATCGCCTCCTTTGTTGCCCGGTTTCCTGAGTTGAAATCGCTTGTCAATGGCGAGGGTGGCGACATCGTTTCGCGTCTGATTGCGGGATGCGGCGCGGCAGTTGGACCTATCATCGCGGCTGGAGTTGGCCATCTCGGAGATGAGCAATATGAACGGCGCGCCGCGACGCTGCTGCCCGAGCAGCAGATCAAATTCATTAGGGCAATCTTCGGGCTAACATTCCCAAACGGGATTGGCTCCTTCGTGCAGGAATTGACGAGCCTGATGGGCGGCGCGAGCGAAGGAGCAAAAATCGTCAAAGTCCGCTTGAAGAAATCGCCATTGCCATCACAGCCCTCATCCGGCGCGGCTTCCCGCCCGATTATGCAATGACGCTGACGCCGCGGCAGATCGCGGCCTATCTCGAATTCAGTGGCAATCTGGATCGCATCGAGCGGGCCGATGCACTGATGATCGCCGCCATCGGCGCGCAGGGCGACAGCAAGGCGATCGAAAAAACGCTCAAGGAGCTGGGCAACTGATGCCCATGAAATTGCGAGTCAAATTCGATCAGCCGCTTTGGTTGCTGAAAATCCGCGAGGATCAACAGGCAGTAGCCACGGCTGCGGTTGCGGCGCTGCGCGAGACCGCCGCCAATGCAGTGCAGGAGGGACGCCAAAATATCGGCGCCGCAGGGCCTGGATTCAGCCGGGGAAAGTGGCAAAGCGGATTGCAATATCTGACCAAGGACGCAACTGAAGTCGGCGCGCCGTCGCTAAAAGCCAAGGCCATCATCTTTCATAAGTACGGCATCGCCGGTGTGTTCGAACATGGCGCGACGATTCAGGGCAAACCGCTGCTGTGGATCCCGACCACGCCCGGCGGCCCCACGGCCAGCCGATCGGGAAAGAAACTGGTGTCTGCCACAGTCCGCGGCAAGCCCATGCTGTTCGATGCCAACGATCGCGACCCCCATCGCAAGCCGCTCTACATAGGCGTGAAGTCGGCGCGTATTCCGAAAAAGTTTCGTGTCATCGAGATCGTCAAGAAACACGTTAAGGATTTCGCGGCGATATTTGCCAAGCACTTTAGAGGCGGAAAGTAACAATGGTTGAAAGTCTGAAAGTACAGATCGAACTGGATGGCAGCGAAGAAGTCCAGTCGCAAATGTACAACCTCGGCCAGGCCGGCCGAAACGCATTTCTCAGCATAACCGAGGCGGCTAGCAAATTATCAGCAGTATTTGCTGTTGGGGTTGGCGCTGGGATCGCTGTCGCAACCAAACAACTTATTGAGTTTGCTAGCTCCGCCGAGGAGACCGAAAAAGCTCTCACTCAATTACAAAGGGTCAGTGGACAGTCATTCGACAATTTGTCGAAGCTGGCGAACGTATTTGCCCAAGGTGGCACGGCACTCAAACAGTTTGCCTCTGAGTTTGGCAACTTGTCGGAGAAGATTGCGAGCGCGGGGGAAAAAGCAGCCAAGCAGGATGCCGTCAGGAAGCAAGCCGAGGATACTGCCAAGGGTCTTAAAGTCACCGAGTTGGGAGCGATCACGCTGGACGAACGGGTTACAGCACTGCTGGAAACTCTCTCCCGGGTGCCTCCAGAGGAGCAATGGGCCAGGCTCGCCGACATTTTCAAGAATCTCGGCGACAACGTGGAACGGGCGCGGATCGGCAAGGCGCTCGGTCTGTCGCCGGAATCAATAGCTACCCTGAGTCAAGGCAGTGAAGCACTCAAGCAATTGCAGACCCAAGCACAGCAATTGGGCTTGACGCTCACAAGCAGCAATCAGCAGGCATTGCAGGAAATGGGCCAAGGGTGGAATCAGTTCACCTCCCTGTTATCGCAATTTTTCCAGAAGATAGGTGCCACCGCGGCACCGGCCTTTACCGCAATTCTGACCGCCTTCCAGCCAGTGATGCAGCAGATTGTTGCGGATTTTCAGAACTTGCCGCTCGATCAGGCAATCAGCAACGCCGGCAGTCGACTTGCTCCAGCACTTAGCGCGCTCGGCGAAGTGTTATTACCGATCATCACCGCGATGGGAACGGCCGCCGGGACGGCTTTCGCCGAAGCTGTTCTTACTTCGATCAAGTCCGGGTTGACCCCGACAACGAGTCTTTGGGACGCCATATTGAACGACTTCAACAAGTTCGGTGAGAGCGTAATGCAAAACGCAGCGATACTCGGAGAGAAGATAAAGCGGGCATTGGGCCTGGGGGGTGGCGGCGGCGCGGCAGCGAGCGGCGGCACTGGCGGCGGCGGCGAGGGAATGGCCGGCGGCGGGCTGCTCGGCGGGCGCGGAACCGGCACCTCCGACAGCAATCTGGCCTGGGTCTCGCGCGGCGAGCACATCATGCCGGCGCGGGCGGTGGCGCAGCCTGGCGTCCTTGCCTTCCTGGAGGCGCTGCGGCGCTCGGGCGGCAACCTGCGGGGCGTGCTCGACGGCATGGGCCGGTTTGCGCTCGGGGGCCTGATCCGCGGACCAATGCCGGCGTTTGCTGCCGGTGGCCTCGCTGGCGGCAGCAATGTCACCATCCAGTTCCCCGGCCTGCCGGCGATCGGCGGCCTGCGCGCCTCGTCCGACGTGGTCGACCGGTTGCACCGGGCGGCGGCACTGGCGCAGGTCCGTTCCGGCGGCCGCAAGCCGAGCCGGTATTCCTGATGGCGCATCCGCCCTACACGCTGCTCGCGATCGACGACATCGACTTCTCGCAATATGCCGTGCGCGGCATCACCATGACGCTCGCGCCGATCGATCAGGCCGCCAACCTGGCGCGCGACTGCCGCGGTGCCTTGGCCGACATCTCGGTGGCGCAGTTCCGGCAGTACAAGGTCTCGATTACCTGCACCGATCACGAGGCGCCCGAGCTCACCGATGTATGGCCCGGCCAGGATGTCACCATCACCTGCATCCCCGGCCTCGGTGCGGCCAACACGACCGGCGATGTGCTGATCATTCTTGCCAAGGTCACCGCGTGGAACACCTCGCGCGATGAGTGGGCGGCCGAAGTGGCGTGGCAGCTCGAGGCCGAGCAGAGGACGGTCTGAGCGATGCCTGCGGGCTTGCCCTATTTCGCCTGGGTCGATGCGAGCGAGACCACGTTCGGGCCTGAGCATATGCGCTGGGACGAGAGCATATTTTCATTCACGCTGAAGCAGGACGAGGGCGATCCCGCAAGCCTGACTGCCGTCGTCCGCCGGCCGCAAAACACCGCCGGCGATCCGATCGGGTTGCTCGGTCCCGGCCGCAAGATCTGGGCATGGTTCGCGCTCGACTGCGGGCCGGCGCTGATGAAGTTTCGCGGCCGCCTGGTCGGCATCCCGACCAGCATATTCGAGGAACTGGTGACGCTGGAATTCGTCGCGCGGCCGGTCGATGTCGTGGCGCAGAAGGAAGCCTTGGCCGATACGCTGCGGGTGCTGCCGTATTACGACGAGGCGATGATTGCTCCTGACCGGCGCGACGACCCGGAGGTTGTGCTCGAGGGCTATACCAAGATCTGGCATTACGACCGCGAGACCCATGTGATCACCGTCTCGGATGAGATCACCGGCGAAGACGGCCTAGTTGAATTCCTCTGCGTGAATGGCGATGTGCTTTATGACGGTCTTAGTCTGTCGCTGACCAGCGGGCCACTGTCGCGCGTCGATATCAATGCCGAATTCACCTGGACACAGCAGGCGAGCGGCACCGTCGATCTGACCAATTATCTGATTTTGCATTGGCCGAGGACATTCGGAGGTGAGATCAATTTGAATGCCGCGGACTGGCCCAAGAATAAGGCCGGCATCGGCGATGGCTGGGAGGTTGCGGAGTCACACGCGCAGGACATTGTTGATACGCAAACTTATAGCGAGACCATGGGCGGCAGTGGGAGCGTTAAATTCGCGGACGGCAGCACGGCCCAGGCACAATGGTTATCGTCAACGACGACCCTTAGAAGTCCTCGCAATGTCGTCAGCTATGGGAAGATCGTTACCAACGCCACAAGCAGTGTATCGCATTCCAAGGATGGTGATGGTGTCGACTATGTGTCGTCGGTCAGTCAGAGTTATTCCGATTCGACGGCCGCGATTGTGGTGCAAGCCATCAAGCCAACTCTGGTGGCGGGCTATAAGGCCGAACGGCAATTTACCGAGAAAGTGTCGCTCACATTGGTTGCCGATGTGCAGTCCATCCTGACCGATCCCGAGGATGGCGAGGCGCTGCGGATCGATGATATCCGTTCGGTCAATCTGAGCGAAGTGATCGATGGACAGCCCCCGATCATCGGTGAGCCGGCGCGACGGTCCTATATTGCGACCGAGCGCGGCAATCGAAGCCTCGAGCATTTGATTGCATTCGCGCGGGCGCAACTGATGAAGCGAGCACGGGTCGTCGACATCGCATTCGTGCCCAAACTCGCACGCATGCCGGAAATCACGCTGCGCAAGAATGCATTCCTGGCGGAACCACGCATCGGCGAGGCAACGGGCAAGATCGTCGGCTATTCGGTCGCGCTCGACGGTTCGGATGGTCAGATTAAGTGCGAGGTCAAGATCGGTTGCACCATCGGCTATGGCGGGACCATTGCGGCGGCGGACGGGACGCCGACTTATTGCACGATCGACTATGCTGGTCCCGATTATCAACAATTCATCAATCAGGTCGTTCTGTTCTCGCTGGATATGTCGGTCGGTTATCAACCGCCCGCCGCCAACCCGAATGATGACGGCATCGAATTTCTGTCCACGCTCAGGGCAGAGGATGTCATTGAGGTTGGGCTAGTCGTTGAATATGGCCCGGACCCAACGGATGAAAAACCTCCTGAGAATTTCCGCGGTCCCACATCAAGTGACGACAAGCAGAATCAGATGGAGGCACGATCCGAATGGATCAAAAACGTAATTCTTCCGCCATACGAGACCCGCGCCAAATTCAAGCTCAAGAGCATGACGCGCCAGTTCTCGACCGACTATGAATTGCAAGTTACCGACCTGATGATCCCCACCGGCATTGATCTGGAGGCGGTTTGATGGCCGGGTTTGAGGTTGTCGTTCGCCCGGTCGTTCTGCCCAACATCCGGCCGCAGCCGGCGCAGACGTTGCCGCCTGTGGATGATCCCGAGAAGGGATTCTGTACGATCCACGGCAATCCCGCCAAGGAGGTCAATCTTTCATCGAGCTGGAGCAACAGTTCGTCCAAATCACATCACGTTGAGACGGAGCGGCGCTTTGACGAGGTGCGGGTCTATCAGCAGGATGATGACGGAACGGTCAATCGAGACAACTTTGTGGATGTCGAAGTGGCCAACAGGTTCAGCATGAACTACGGGAAAATGCCGGTGCTTAACGCAACAATGGAGGCAATAACTAAACAGGCGGCGGGGGCGGAGCAACAACGAGCATATGATAAATGGTTCTACGAGCGATGGAAAGACAAAGAGAATACTGAGATTCAAAAGCAGGATCAAATAAGAAAGAACGAAGACCAATGACAATCGTTTATGTCACGACTGGGGCCTGGGGTGCCGGCACCGGCACGCCAAACAGTGCGGGCCAGGTCGATGGCAATTTCTACGATGTCGATCAGCGCATTGTCGACCTGGTCGGTGACCTGGCCGAGGGCAAGCGCATCGATTACGTGACCTATACGTCAAGTAGCATGACGTTTCATTATACCGACGCAACGACGCAAGTCATTCCGTTGCCGGTTGCCACTTTAGAATATGTCGGCCCATGGATGAATAGTATGCCGTTGGTGCCCGGCAACTTGTTCACTGCCGTCAATGGTTTTTATCAGGTGCTCGAAGCTCATACGACGCCGCCATATCCGGCGAACTTCGATCCTGATGCCACCGATGGAAGCACTGCAGGCAACCCGCTCTATGCGCTCTGGATGCCACTGCGCGATATCAACTACGACGCCGCGATCTTCGTGCCCGGCAGCATCCAGCGCGAGCCGGACGAATTGTTCTTCCAGGGTATTGCCAACCGGACGATGCGGCTTGGCAGCGGAAACGAAGGTGCGTATGCCTATCTTGATGTCGGCAATGACGGGACCGGCGCAGCCGACATCATCCTGTCGATCGAGAAGAACGGCACCGAGATCGGCACCATTACGTTCGATGCCGCTGGCGACATCGATACCGCAGGCGGGCAGGCGGGCGCCTTCAACATTCCAGCCGCCACCGATTTCGCCGAGGGCGACCGCTATGCGCTGCGGGTGACGCAGTCCGATAATGCGGAGCCATCCGGCTTGTCGGTGACGCTGCCGTTTGTGCGCACGGATATCTGATGGCGTTCAGTCAGGATATTGTGACGCGGATCATCAATGTTAATTGGGGCGGCGGCGTTTATGTTACCGGCTCGCAATGGTTTTTTACCAACAAGACCAGCGATGTCTGGACCAACCAAAACGGAAAGTGGAAAAAAACCATCAGCACACCGCATGGCGGCGCTTTCATGCCATCGGCATTTCCCGGCAGTGGTGTTTTTGCAAATGTAGGCGTGGATGAAAAACCGATATTCGTGCTTGGTGGGTTAGCAGATACACTTGAAACCGGCCTGCCGTTCGCGGCCAGGATAATGACTTCGAAGAACGGCACAGCCTGGACGATGCAAACAATCGGAAGCTACGGGGAAGTGTATTTGATGACATGGAATGAGAATGAGAAGGCGTTCTATGCAGGCATGAGGGATTACAGCAATCCAGAGGCTCAGTTCGATGTAGCGTTTCGTTCGGATGACGGATTCAGTTGGGAGGAAATTGGACGAATAGTTTCTGTTGTGGATACAATTGAAAGCCCGGTCGAGCCGTATTGCAGCGATAAGGTTACAGATATCAACGGTAACAACGTGCCGACAAGTATATTCGGGTATGACGAAAAGAACGACATATTGATCACCCCCGACCCAGTGCATATGACATTCGGCATATCCTATCCGGCCGGCGAGCCGATGCAGCACGGGGATCAATTGAAAATCACACGAGGCCCCGGAAACGACGCGCCCGGCTCGACTATCAAGGCATTGCCTCACGGCATGAATAGGGTTTGGGCCGTCGCATATGCCGCCGGCATCTGGCAAGCGGCCGGACAGACAAGTGCATTCCCTGAACACGGGGTGGTCGCGACATCGGTTGATGACGGTGAAACTTGGACGATCACCCTGACGGGTGTAGCGGGTAGTGCTTTTACGAATGTTGCCGCCGGTTCCCTTGAAACAACGGAACCATGAAATGCTGGTCTGCAACGTCAGCCTGCGTCCGCGAAGGACCGCAATCGCGGCTGGGATCGCAGAAGCCGCCGCGGCGCTGGACAATCTTGGCAGCGGTAGCGGGCAAGTGGTCTTTGCCACACTGGTCGACGACCCGGCCTCGGTGGGTGAGATCGTCGACGCCTACCTCGGCGAGATCATGCTCGAGGCGGCAAGCGCTGCCGATAGCTTAGACGCCGGGCGTATCTTTGCTGCCGCAATTGATGAAGCGGTGACGGCCGACGCCGCCCCGGTTGCTACGATTACACCAGCGCCGTCATTTACGACATGGAACCCGGCCGACAAACTTGCCGTTACACTGACCAACAGTGATCTAACCGCAACAACCACGGCGACCACGCTAAATGGCGTGCGAGCAGTTCGAGGCAATAATTCAGGAAAATATTATTTTGAACTAACCGCCACCACTTGGACTACTTTAAACGATCAGGCCGGGTTGGCATTATCAACTGCAACATTTTCGACTGCGCCCGCCACTACGGGCAAGGCGACTGTGAATGGTGGTGGCACTATTTTCGTTAATGGCGCGAGTACAGGAGTGGGGATTGGTACGGTCTCATCGGGAACGGTTGTCGGAATCGCCGTTGATCTTACCGCTAATCTGATCTGGTTTCGGATTGCGCCTGCGGGCAACTGGAATGCTGGCGGGACAGCCAATCCCGCCACTGGGACTGGTGGAATCAGCATTAGCGCTATTGCAGGAACGCTATACCCGACATTCGGTGGTGGTGCTGCTAACAGTCAGGTGGGCACGGCAAATTTCGGTGCGAGTGCGTTTACTGGCGCCGTCCCTTCCGGCTTTGCGGCCGGCTGGTAACGATCTCAAAAGGAGAAACACATGCAGGACGAACGCGCAGACGCGCGCGCATGCGCTGACGCATCGGTGATCCGCGGCAGCGGCATCGGCGAGCAGGCCGAAGCACACGGCCGCTACGAGATCGAGTGCATCGGAGCTGACGGCAAGCTGAAATGGCGCGACACCATCGAGAACGTGGTGGCGACCGTCGGCAAGAACCTGGCGCTCGACACCTTCCTCGCCGGCTCGGCCTATACCGTGGTCGGGCCATACATGGGTCTGATCTCGTCGACGTCCTATTCCGCGGTCGCCGCGGGCGACACCATGGCCTCGCATGCCGGATGGCTCGAGGCTGGCGGCGCCAATGCGCCAACATATTCCGGCAACCGCAAGACCGCGGTCTGGTCGGCGGCGGCGTCAGGAGCGAAGGCGCTGTCGGCAGCCCTGTCGTTCGCCATCACCAGCACCGGAACCGTCAAGGGCGCGTTCCTCTGCTACGGCAGCGGCGCGCTCAACACGAAGGACAACACCGCTGGCGTGCTGTGGTCGGCCGGCACGTTCTCGACTGGCGACAAGGCGGTGGTGAACGGTGACACGCTCAATGTAAACTATAGCACCAGCCTG